CTGAATATTTTTTATTATTTTTTATAGTTACTTATTGTAATCTCATGAATAGTGTCTATAATATACTGATAGTAAACAAATAATTAAAGGAGAATGATATGTTTAATATAGTTGAAGTAATAAGAAAAAGAGGTAGCAATATTGATAAATCTTATGTGGTGGTTGATGTTGCAACGAGAAAAACCGTAGCTGATTTCAATCACAAGTACCAAGCAGAAATGTTTATTACTAGAAAGACAGATTACAAAGCAATAGAGGAGAACTAATGAAAGCCACAAGAAAATATTACATTAGAGTAAGGGCAGAGTATGTTGGCTATTACGAAGTAGAAGCCAAAGATATTTCAGAAGCAGAACATAAAGCATGTGATCTATTGCACGAAGATATGAATGATCCAATTTATGGGTCTTTTGATTGTGAACAATACGATCCTAGAGATACTCCGCCTTATAACATAAGTGATGAAGATTGGGATTTAGCAGAAAAGTGGACTAACGAAGATATGCAAGAGAATCCCGATAAGTACCAAAGCATTCAATCAGATAACCAAGATATTTTTATACAAGAGGAGGAAGTATGAATATAGCAGTATTAGAGCCATATGCAGATAGAGATGAATTTGAAGAATTCAAATGGGATATAAAAAAATGTTTTGAAAATTATTTAGGAAAAAAAGTTTTAGTGTTTTCCGACAATCATGGTTGGAGTAATGAGAAAGTATCTAAGGAATTTATTTTAGATGATCCTTGTGAAATCTTTTGGAAGATAGTACCTAGAACTGATTGGAGTTTTAGTATAGGAACTTTGAACGGTAAGAAAGACGAACATTTATTTCAAGCAAAAGTTAGTTGTCATGACGGAACTAGCACATACAAATTACAAATAATTAATCAAGAGGAGGAAGTATGAAGAGATTATATATATTTGGTCATTCAATTTTTATTTCAAAAGAAACACAAGTCGAAGCTAATTCTTATGAGGAAGCAGAGAAAATATTTTCATTAGGTGGAGGAGATACAGAAGAAGTTGATAGCCATAATAGCGATTGGTGGTGTATTCACAATCCTGACGAATTGGAGGACTCATGAGTACAAAATTAAAAGAACTTAGTCATGACTTATCGTATTTAATAGATTATTTAGAAGAAAATAATTTAATTGGTTGCACTACGACAGCAGAAACAATTGCAATTGATTGTAAAAATGATTGGTGGAAAGACGAATGGAAAGCTGACTACGAAGATGAAGAAGGTCTTACAGAAAAGTTTTATGAAGATTTCCACATGTACTGCCCTGAATATTTACATTGTGATAGTTGTGATAAATACGGTATGAGCGGTAATATGGTTTTTGACGGAGATTTTTATTGCGACTTGTGTCATTTAAAGGATCACTTAGAAGATTTAGAAAAATTAGTTGAGGATTTAGATAATCAATTTTTAGACGATCTAAGGAGAATGGTATATCGCTAATGCAGAACTTAAAACTTAAACAAGTACAAGATGCGATAGAGTATCTGAGAACGATACAAAGCGATCTGAATCCAAGAAAAGCCAAGTTAGGTAATAAACCAATAGTTTGGATTTCGGTCAATAATCAAGAAGATTTCAGTTTGCTTTCTCAAGCTATAAAGAGCATGAGGAATGTAAAGTGGATTGGTATAATATTAGAAACAGAGGAGGTAATATGAAGCCATATATGTATGTAACACATAACGAGGGAGTCAATCAAGAAGCGATCTTCGGATCAAGTTTAATTGGCTATGTTAAATGTTCTTATCAAGAGTTGATTGATGCTTTTGGAGAACCAATATTAATCAACTTATCAGATTCAGACGGTAAAACTGATGTTGAATGGGAGATTGAGTTTCAAGACGGAACTTATCTACACATTTACAATTGGAAAAACGGTAAGAACTATTTAGGCGAAGAAGGTCGTGAAGTTGAAGATATGACTGAATGGAATGTAGGCGGTCATACAGCTAAAGACTTGGATAAGCTTAAATTAGTGTTCCAAATGAACAAAATCAAAGCCTTAATAAGCCATTAATGGTAGGTTGGGAAATTGTATTGCTTACATTAATCGGAATAGCATTCTTAATAGATTACTATTTAGGTTAGACAAGAGGTGTAATTAGCAGTTAAAATACAAAACGAAGTAGAGCGATACTTGTCTTTTTCTCCCCTTTTATTGCTCTACTTCACTTTCTAAATCACTCACATCATTATTTTCTAAAGCGTTATCTTGAATAACTTGTGCTTCTATTGTCTGGCCGAGCAGACTTTCCAGGCGGTTTTCGACTTCTTCTCTACTCATTTGATCTATTTTTCCAAACATAACTTCCTTACGATCAACAATCAGGCCCCCGACTCTTAATAAACTATTCTGAGCAGAGATTGCAGCGTTAAATGAACCAGCCTCTAAAGCTTTGTCCCGAATGTCATAAAGGTCTTGTACGGCACGATCATAATTCAGTTCATACTTTTTCTTCACCTCATTCATTAGGTAGTTGTATTCGGATCTAATCAGAGGATTGCTCATGAGTTTGTTTGCAGCTTGGCGTGGATCCTTATAGCCAGCTTTCGCTGCCGACTCAATCAAAGATAGTCTAGGATTATTAACAGCAGTCCAAATAAAAATTCTTTGTCTGCGATTTAATTTTTTATCCAGGTTGCAAGTTTCTATAGGGGGAGTATCTTTTTCAGCAAGTAGATTGCCTTCGTAAGTTGTATCATGTTTCTTTTGATAATCTGCCATGATTTTTTAGCGTATTCTAATACGACCTCCTCCCACCATTCTCCCAATAGTGTGTAGCAAGGGTACACTCCCGATTAGTTAGTTGTCAAGGATTTTAGAGTATTTAAGGGTATTTTCTTCTATTTCCTATGACAAAAATGAAAAAAATAAAATATTAATGAAAGCCTTATAAATAAAGGGTTTGCGGTGTCATAAATACCATGACAAAAATCAGACAATATTAATTTTCTGGATCTAAGTCAAAATCAGCAGTAAAAAAGATGCTTTCTTCGCCTAAGTAATCATCAGGTAAGTGTGCGTCTAATGTTTCATTAACCAGGCGTACTGTTTCTTGTTCTGATTGTGTGATCTGCATTATCTTTTGCAAAGAGTAAGACAACATACAAAGGCTAGTCATTAGTTCCGACTCACCTCTAACACTATGATTATTGAGAATACTATCGCATTTGTTTATCAGTTCTTGTGCCGTAGGTTTTCCCAACTTTTCTTTAAAATTTATGACCTGATAACTCATACTGAATTATATACATACTTTCAGATAAAAGGGCAAGGGCGGAGAGATTTCTAGCTAGGCTCTCTCCGAAGCCTTAGCCGTCTAATTGGGAGAATGACATGAACGGCACTAGAATTAAGGGAAGTAACTTAAAAAACCTCCCCTTAACTACAATTAGTGGACATATTATACTTTTAGTGTGTATAATGCAACAAGAGGTAAGAGTTTATGGAAGAAGATAAATATCAACAATTAATACATCAACTTGCTATGGCAGAGTTCGATCTCAAAAGAGCTAAACAATGGCGAGAAGAAATCATCAGTAAATTAAAAGAGGAGGAACCACATGCAAAGTCTGCCTGAAATATTAGAACCGCATAAGAATTATGTTTTAAACGAAGCATATTACTTTCCAAAGCTAACCAATAGCTTTTATCACAACAGCCCAGGCGTAAGTTCATCAACCATAAGAAAGTTTATGGATAGTCAAGTACACGCCTTATATGAAGAGATTGAGGACACGCCAGCCCTAAGATTTGGGACAGCAGCTCATGCCCTTATTGTCGAAGGTCAAGAAGCTTTTGATAAAGATATTGCAGTTATAGTCGGATCTCCCTATACAAGCGCTAATAAGTCGCTAAAAGCGGACTATGAGCAAAGGGGTTATACCGTTATCAATAATCAACAAAAGGATGATATTTTTGCTATGGAAGAAGCGCTTATTCCAGAAGCAAATAAATATCTCAATCCAAATGAGACTGACTTTCCTTCCATATTTGAAAGTCCATACGAAGCATCATTCTATTGGTATGAAGGAGAAACACTTTGTAAATTAAGATCAGATGTTATTAGACATCCAATAGGCCAACCGTATTCAGAAAAGAACATAATTATTGTTGATTACAAAACTACAATGGATTGTTCACCAAGAGGATTTACTAGCTCAGTTCGTAAGTACGGCTATGATTTACAAGCTTCTTGGTACAAAAGAGGGTATGAAAAAGCGGGATTTAAGGTAGAAGGTTTTTACTTTGTCGCACAAGAAAAAAAGAAACCTTATGCTAGTAAAATCTTCAAAATGTCTGAAAAAGATTTAGTAGCTGGGTGGATAGCTCTAGAAGGCACTTTAGGGCTATATAGAGACGTTATGAAGGGCGAAGAGCCTATGATACATAATTCTCCTAATCTTGTAGAAATTAAGCTCAGAGAGGACAGTAATGCAAATATTACATGAACAATTAAGAGAGCTAGAAGAAAAAGCTGAAAAGATAGGTTTAAAAAAAAGCCCATTTAAGTTTGGTTGGATGTTCCCATTTTTACCACTTAGTGCAAAGTTTCCAATTGAAACTACTTCAAGGTATGAAGCAAGAGTTAAGATGCTTATAGAAATAGGTAAGAAAGAAAACATAAATCCAGGGTATTTAAAGTTTTGGGCAGAAAGTAAATATCAAGAAATAGATTGGGAAGAACAAGTAATGCTTGATTACCAACAACAAGTAAATCTCTATCATCAAATAAAAGAATTAGAAAAAAAAATAAAAGCAGAA